TTTAATAAAAAGGCTCTTTACATTTACATTCGTGAAATCACAAACGTAGACACTCCCGTAATTACTAAAGTAACTAAAGTACTTAAGAAAAAATATCGTGAATTATATAATGAATATGATAAAACGGGATATGTAAAAATTTAAAAAATCTATATTTATAATAAAATAAAAATATGGATCCATTAGGCCAAGTAATATTTGACGATAAAACATTTTCTGATCTTCTTAAAGAAATCCACACTAATCAGAAGAAAAAAGGTAAACAAATTGGTCAGCTTATAGCTGAATTAAGACCTCTCATTCAAAATTTAGGAGACGCTACAGTTGTTGTTCCATTAATTAAAGAATATATGGAAATTAGTGTTAAAAACGACGACCATTTATTGAAAATGGCAGCTATTGTACAACGTTTATCCACCGGTAATGCTACTAGTGGAGGTGGAGATATGTTAACTGAAGAAGAAATGAACCAGTTACAAGATATTATAGAAGAAACAGAAAAAGAACCAAAAAAAGATAATGGCAATAGTTAGAGTAGATAATCAACTTCCTATATTATCCCCTGACACTAAATTAGAAGCTGTTAGGGTTACTGATATTATTTTAGATCAATCACATAATCGTTTTGAAGATTATGGTCAACATGATTCAATAGGTACTATATTTTATACAACTTTAAATCAATCTAACCCTTCTACAGATTCTACTGCAAAACCTTTATTCTCATTTGTTAAAAATTATCCATTAATAAATGAGATGGTTTTAATAATGTCTTCAAAAGACAAAAATAACCAAATTACAACTTATTATCTTCCTACTACTAATATCTGGGGCCACCCCCACCATAATGCATTACCCTATATAGAGAATGCTCAAACTAATAATGATTATGAACAATCTATTACAAGACAAGTAGAAAGTGGATTAATAGATATTAAATTAGGTGAATATTTTCAAGAAAAAATAAATATAAAACCTTTATTACCATATGAAGGTGATATTATTATAGAAGGTAGGTTTGGTAATTCTATAAGATTTGGTTCTACTAATAAAAGTAATAAAGTAAGTACTCCTAATAAATGGAGTAATATAGGTGAATTAGGAGACCCTATTACTATTATAAGAAATGGACAATCAAATCAATTAGATGATAAAAGTTGGATTCATACTCAAGAAGATATAATGGGGGATGCATCATCTATTTATATGACATCTAATCAACAATTATCTAATTTCAATCCTGCTTCATTAAACCAAAAATCATTTGGAGCTAATTTAGTTAAAGTATTAACAATAGAGGAAAAATTAAGTGGAGATTATGTAACTCCTCAAAATTCTACTATTCAACCTGAACAAAATGATGAAAATTTATTACAAGTAAATGAGTCATTTGATATAACTCCTACTACTCCCTCATTCGGAGAAACAGACGATCCTTTTGCAGATAATGCTGAAGAATTATTAGATGGACCACAATAAATAAAAAAATGAATTATATACCAGATGCACCTAATATATATCAAGGAAAACAGATAATAATAGACTCAGATCGTTTAATATTTAATGCCAAAGATGATTCTATTTTATTATTTTCAAATAAAGCTATTGGTTTTAGTACAAATGGTAGTTTTCATTTTGATACAAGTGATAAACAAGATAGTAAATTTGTAGTAAATTCTCCTAATATTTACTTAGGTTTAAAAGAAGGTGATTTACCTACTGAACCTGTTATTTTAGGTCATAAAATGCAAGAATGGATGGTAGGAGATGATTTAACTGAAGGTTTATTAGATCTTTTAGAAGATATATTAGATATGATAGGAAGTGAAATTTCATATATAGCTCCCCCTTCAGGTCCTACAACTGCTAATGCGGCTAATATAGCTCCTATTGAAAGACGTATAAGTAAATTAAATGTTTTAAAAAATAAATTTAAAGAAAATTTAAGTAACCAAGTAAAAACAGTATAATATGTCATCACTTGCATTAGTAACATTAGTACAACAAACTAGTCAAATTTTAGACACTGTAGCTCCTAAAATAAAAGTAGAAGCTGATAAAAAAATAGCTGAAATTGAACAAAAAATTCCAACTAAAGAATCAGTTAAACAAATAATGATGGATGAAATATCATCTAAAGGTCCTGAATTAGTATGTAGTATAGAAGTACAAGATCGTATTGAATCAATTTATTTTAAATTAATAGCTAATGCTGAAAAATTAGAAGATGTAATTAATAAATCACAAGAAAAACTCCAAAAACTTCAAGAAGATTTAGCCAAAATCACAGCTATACTTGTAGTTATTGAAGGTCTACTTACTTTATTTAAAGATGTTTTAATTCCTGCATTTCAAACAATTCGTATAACAGCTGCAGCAGGTTTATTTCTTTTAAAAGGACCAGCAGCTGATGGAGATGCAACTATTAAACTTGCAGATACTATAAAAAAATCTCAATCTCAAAAAGAATCAATGGAAAATTCAATTAAAGTTTTTTCAAGAAAAGTAGAAAAAATAAGAAAAAAAGTAGCAATCCCATTAGGAATATTAACTTTAGCTTTAGGGGTTATATTAACAATAAAAATAACACTGACATCTTTAATAAGTGTAATAAAATCATATTACACTAAATATCTTTTATTATGCAACACAACAGATGGTACTATAGATGATGAAATTTATCTTGATATACAAAGAAAATTTGATATTGATATCATGGAAAATATTGATGAAGAAGATTTATTACCTAATACTATAGAAAGAATAAAAAATGCTAACTTAGAAATAATTCGTTATCGAATTACTTAATTTAATTATATTTATTAACAAACATTATTTAATATGAAAGCAACAGTTTTCGAAAAATTAATTAGAAAAGTCGTAAGAGAAGAAATAGATTATGCTCTTCGACGTGAAATCAAAACACTTAAGGAAGATTTACGTGATGAATTAAAACCTACAATTGTAGAACAACAAATACAACGTACCCCAGTACCACAAAATGTGCAAACTTCTTTAAAAGAAAAAATCATGGGTAAACCTATAGTTCAAAGTTTTACATCTAATGGGGCCCTAAATGATTTACTTAACGAAACTGCTCAAGGAAACACAAATCTTGAATCAACATTAATACCAGAAGCACCAATGCCTGTTGAAGTTTCAAATGTAGTAAATAGAGATTATCGTGAATTAATGAGAGCTATAGATAAAAAGAAAAACAGTAGACCATAATGGCATATATTAACGGAAATAGAAGAATTAGCCCCCTAGATATTAACAAAAATGTTACTATAGGGGTTGCTTTTCCTCTTAATGATGTTAATATGTTTAAAGGTACCCAAACTGTTAAAGAACAAGTTAAAAGCAATTTAATTAATTTATTATTGACTGAACCTGGTGAACGTATAAATGAACCTAATTTTGGTGTAGGGTTAAAAGGATTATTATTTGAACAAAACCCTAATATAGAACTTTTAAAAGAAAAAATTAATACTCAAATAGAATTTTATATACCTACAATATCTTTATCTGATGTAAATGTAAATTTTGAAAATAATGAATACTTATTATATATAATAATATCATATAACTTTAATTTAGATGGATCAAAAGATGCAATTCAATTAAATTTTAATACACTTTCTAATATAGGAAATGGTTAATAATATATAAAAAATGGCTTATAATAAAGTATCAAATAAAACACAAGATAAGGATGTAAAATATCTTAATAAAGATTTTAATTCTTATAAAAATCAATTAATGGAATTTGCGGAAGTATATTTTCCAAATAATTTTAATGATTTTAGTGAAGGTAATCCTGGAATGATGTTTCTTGAAATGGCTGCTTATGTAGGTGATGTTTTATCATTTTATACTGATACTCAATTACGTGAATCATTTTTATCTTTAGCACAAGAAAAAGAAAATTTATATAATTTAGCTTATGCTATGGGTTATAAACCCAAAGTTACAGCAGCTTCTAATGTAAATTTAGAAATATTTCAGTTATTACCCTCAAAATTAATTAATAACATTTATATTCCTGATTATAATTATGCTTTAAATATATCACCTAATTCTATATTTAATTCAATCGAAGGGTCTAAATTTTATTTAGATAATCAAGTTAATTTTAATATATCTTCTTCTATAGACCCTACTAATATTTCTATATATTCTTATGATAGTAATAATAACCCTGCATATTTTTTATTAAAAAAATCAATTAAAGCAATTTCGGGTGAAACTAAATCACAAACTTTTACTGTAGGAGCAGCTGAAAGATTTAAAACTTTAGAATTATTTGATAATAATATTATTTCAATTGAATCAATAATTGATAGTGAAGGAAATACATGGTCTGAAGTACCTTATTTAGCTCAAGATACAATTTTTGAAGAAATTGAAAATACAGGTGCTAATGATCCAGAATTACATCAATATAATCAACAAACCCCTTATCTTTTAAAGTTAAAAAAATCAACACGAAGATTTATTTCAAGGTTTAAAACTAATAATCAATTAGAAATTCAATTTGGTGCAGGTACAAGTGACAAAGCAGATGAAGAAATTATCCCCAACCCAGATAATATTGGTTTAGGTATAAATGATGGTAGATCCAAATTAGATCAAGCTTATGATCCATCTAATTTTCTATTTACTAAAACTTACGGCCAAGCACCTGCTAATACAATCCTAACAGTAACATACTTAACAGGAGGTGGATTAGAATCTAATGTTCAATCAAATACAATTACTGAGGTTGATACTTTAATTTCTACTAATAAACCTAATTTAAATAATAATTTAATAAATTATATAAAATCATCTGTGACATCTAATAATCCAGAACCAGCCACAGGAGGTGGAGCAGGAGATTCTATAGAAGATATTAGATTAAATGCAATAGCTAATTTTTCTGCTCAACAAAGAGTAGTTACTAAAAATGATTATATTATAAGAACATTATCTTTACCTTCTAAATTTGGGCAAATAGCTAAAGCTTATATAACTCAAGATGACCAAACTTCTCAATTAAATACAGTATATAATACTATTCCTAACCCTTTAGCTTTAAATTTATATACATTAGGATATGATTCAAATAAAAATCTTTCTAATCTAAATCAAGCCACTAAAACTAATTTAGCTAATTACTTAGAACAATATAGAATGTTAACAGATGCTATTAATATTAAAAATGCATTTGTAATTAATTTTAAAATAGATTTTGAGATAACTGCTTATAAAAAATATAATAATAATGAAGTAAAATTAAATTGTATATCTGAATTAATTAATTATTTTAATATAGATAAATGGCAAATTAATCAACCTATTATTATATCTGAAATATCTAATCTATTAGCAGGTATTGATGGCGTACAAACAGTAGAAAAAATTGAATTAGAAAATAAAAATGGTTTATCATTAGGATATTCTCAATACAAATATGACTTTGAAGGAGCTACTAAAAAAGGTGTAAT